ATCCTTATGCCAAGGTTCTATGTAGATAGCAGCACTACCCGGTCTTCTACCTTGTTGATTAAAGAATCTCAACCCTTCATTAACAATTTTCAAATATTTTAATAATCCACCCGCAAATCCTCCTGACGAATTAATACGACTTTCTTTACTACGAATGTTAGACATTGATAATCCAATTCCTGCTGCGTCTGACGAATAAGTCGAAATATCATTGAATGTTTGTAATAACCCTTCTCTTGAATCCCCATTATTATATTTCAACACGCAAGACGCCAATTGAGGTGTTTTAGTACCCGCATTAATCATGATTGGAGTCGCAGGAGAAATAAGTTGGTTTGATAATGAATTGTAATATTCAACCGCCTCTTCAAAAGATTTAGTAACCCATAATGCGACCCTCATATACATATGTTGCGGTCTTTCAATTACAACACCTTTCGGAGTCTTCAACAAATACATTTCCTGTAATGATTTCCACGCAAAATAATCAAAATTATAATCATTATCGTGATTTATTACAGAATCAATATCTCCCCACCCATATTCGTTAATTGTATCAATTAATATGTCATTAATAACACCATCCTCGTGTAAACGTTTCATAGTATTACAAAAACTACTATCAGTGTCTTTATGATATGCCGAAATAGCAACTGAAGAAGCCAATCTTGAGTAATCGTGATGACTACCAGTGTAAGCCGCCGCAATCTCATAAACCAATTTATCTAACTCTTTAGTCGTAATAAATCCTTCAGTCGGAACCGAGGTAATTACCTTAATAAAAATTTCATCTGAATTAACATTTAAACCTTTTGCCGCTCGTTTAACCCTATTATAAATTTTTTGAGGGTTAAATGAAACTTCATCTCCCCCTCTTTTTTTAATCTTTAATGACATCATATTGTTTTTATTTTAGAAATCCTCCGTAAATGTTAATGATTCCCCTAATTTAGCTTTTTGATATTCCATTGTTCTTGATTCAAAGAAATTACCTTTTGTTTCAACAGCAATTTGTTCCATAAATTTAAATGGTTGTTCAACATTAAAATGTTTTTTACATCCAAATTTAACTAACAATCCATCAGTAACAAATTCAAGGTATTGTTTCATTAAGTTCGAATTCATACCAATTAAAGATACTGGTAATGATTCAGTAATAAACTCTTTTTCAATTTCTAACGCAGATAATAAGATTTCTTTAATTCTTTTTTCAGTTGGTTTGTTCTCCACATGATTGTTAATTAAGTGAATCGCAAAATCACAATGTAAGTTCTCATCTTTAAAGATAAGACTATTAGCATTACATAATCCCTGCATAATTCCTCTCGATTTCATCCAAAAGATAGAACAAAACGAACCGGAAAAGAATATACCCTCAACAGCCGCAAATGCAACTAATCTTTCTTGGAATGAAGCATTCTCAATCCAATCAAGCGCCCATTTAGCTTTCTTTTGAACTGCCGGTAGTCTATCAATTGCATGGAAGCATTCATCTTTTTCTTTGTCGTCAGACACATAAGTATCTATCAATAAAGAATACATTAATGAGTGAATATTCTCCATCATAATTTGGAATCCGTAGAAGAATTTCGCCTCAGCATATTGAACTTCTTTTAAGAAATTTTCTGCCAAGTTTTCATTTACGATACCATCAGAGGCAGCAAAGAACGCTAATATATTTTTAAGGAAATATCTTTCATTATCCGATAGATTTTCCCAATCTCTAATATCGTTAGATAAATCCACTTCTTCTGCCGTCCAAAACGCGGCTTGGTGTTGTTTATAATATTCCCAAATATCATTATGTTCTATTGGGAAAATGACAAATCGGTCATTATTTGGTTCTAATATTTTTTCTTTCATTTTTTTTTTAATTTTGTTGTGATTCTCTTTGTTTTCTTTTTTCTAAAAGTTCTTTAACTCTATCTCTTTTTCTATCTTCTTGTTGTTCTTCAAACCCTAAGAAAGTGACTGAACTTTCTGTATCAATTTCAAGTAATTCATTATTAAATTTACAATTTTCAAATACTACCCCATCTTTTCCAAGACGAGATTTAGTGATTGCAATTGTCGCTAAATTCATTTCTTTTTGTGTCAATGTTTTTGCAACCGATATAATAACGTGTCCTACTTGAGCCTTTTTGATTGACCCCCCCATTTGGTCAGTTGTTACTACCTCAGCAGATATTGAAGACCTATTACCTTGTGTTGCCGTCCACCCGACTAAATCAAGTTCGTGACACATCGCCTCAAATCCTCTCATTACTGAACCTTCCGCTTTCCACTCATCTTTACTACTTGATTCCGGTAAAATACAATCAATGTAATCCACTAAAACTAAATCAATTTTAATACCGTCAGCAATCATTTTTCTAACTTGAGTTTTGATTTGATTCATTGTCATAGTGTCTGAAGCCAATTTCTTCAATATTAAACGATTTTGCATCGTTTCTTTAATTTCAGTAATTTTAGACATTACATCTTCTTTATGTAATACTAAATTATCCGGTTCAATACCTGTCCACATCGTAAAATGTTTTCTTTGGATAATTTTTGGGTTATCCTCGAAGAATATTTGTAAAACATTGTAACCTAAATTAAAAGCAGTGTTTGCAATTTTTGATAAAATGGTTGTGTTATGTGTTAAAACATAATCTCTAGTCACGTATAACTCGTCCGGATTAGAAACTTTAATACAAGTCGCCTCCTCATCATGAGAATAAGTTATCGACTTGACATATTTCTGTTCAACATATTTCTCCCTCTTATAATATCTACCAACTTTTCTTAGTAATTTGAACGGAACAACGTCATTTGCAAAAGACATTGTTATCGTGTAAGCCAACTGACCCTCTTTCTTCTCTCCGTCATAAGTATAAGTCGGTATTTTAGTGTTAATTCGAACAGTTCCACCCAAAGATAAAACTAATTCCCTAACATTATTACACAATTGTTCCGATATCGTCGTAAATTGAACCGTCCCTTTTTTATCAACATGCCCATCAGTATCCATTAAACCTTGTAATAATGAAACTCTTACATCTAATGAATTATAAAGATAATCTTTTGGTATAAATTTATTGTTAGACTTTTTATTTAACAAATCATAAACTTTTAGTCGTTCTTTTATTTTACCCTTTAAGTTTATTGATTTTATACTTTTAGTTTCAGTTCTATAATATTCATTAAACGATGAATGTTCACCAAGACATTCAATGGAATCAAATAACTCATCGTCCTTAGTACTTATACGGACACCACTATCACAAATACTACCATCTCCCAACAATAACCCAAGTAAATATGGGTCTATCAACACTTCTCTTTTTTCAAAATCGACCGGACTTACCACAGGTAATCTATAGTTATATCGACCTCTCTTCTTAATATCTTTCATCATATCAGAGGTTTTAACAACCTTATACCCATAGTTCGGTTTATAAACACCCTTACCATTAACCCTTGTTTTAGCGGTTCTCATGTTCAATGTATTAACACTCCAAAGATGTTCTTCATCACAATTCACAAAAGTATCATCACTAAACTCTACTTTATAAATTGGTCTAACACCTTGTGGGTAAACACCTATCACATATTGTTCTTTCCCATCACTACCAATAACCTTATCCCCAAGTTTTACTTCACCCATTTTTACCCATCCTTGAGGTGTTAAAACCGGTTCAGAGTTTGGACAGCTCTTGCCAACACCTGTTGGTGCTAATATAACCCCAATTTCCCCTTTTGCTAAACCACCTTTCAATAATTTGTCAATTCCCGGAATACCCATTGGGATTGGGTGTCGGTAGTCTTCGTCTAAGACAGTATCTAAATTTTCAAATATATCTGTCTGACCTTTATCAACCTCTCCGACCTGCAATGCGTCTCTCATCAAACCTTCAACTTTATCATATGATTCAAAGTCTCCTTGGGTAATAATTTTCTGAGCCTTATCCATCGCCTTCTGTAGTTCTTGTTGTTTACAAAATTTCAACGCCTTCTCTTGAACGAACATTGTTCCTTCAATTGGAGCGTCCTGAATTTGTTTGATTGTATCTAAAACAATCTTAGCGACCATTTCCTGTGAGATTTCGGACCTAACAATTTGCCCTAAAGTATCAAAATTTGGTGTTGATTCATATTTTTTGTAGTACTCTTTTGTCATCTGTAAAATGATTTTAAAATACTTATTATCAAAATACACTGACTCAATAACATCCATTATAGATGATGAAAAATCTTTATCTACTATTATCTGATTTAGTAATTGTATTTGAAATGTGTTACCTAAGTAATCGAAATTTTTATTCATAATTTATTTTAAAGTTATCCTTGTATTATTAAATACTTACCTAGCCAAGTCAAGTTCCAAATAATTGTAACTTAATTTTTTGTCTGAAAAAATGTCAGTCAATCCTCGAAGAGTTTCCTTCAAGAAAGGTCTTACATCGACAGTATACCTAACTTTCGGTGGATAAAATTTTCCATCAAAAACTCTATGACAAATTGTCTGTTCACCTAATTTAATATAAATGTTAAACACTTCAGGGCCATCAGTAAACGATGTGTCCATAATTGTTGGGTCATTCATAATGGAATCTTGATTGTCCATCATATACGCCAATGTTTTCATTTTCAAATACTCTTGAAGTTCGTCCTTGAATTCCGCAATGAACTCATACAGCTCAATCGAGTTCTTCGCCTTTGGAATATACCCCCTTACATTAAAGAATCTTTGAACTACAATATTATCATTTAATGATAATAAGAACTCCATCTTGGTACTTTCTTGTTCTTTCATAATTTTAAGTTTGTTTGTTTTTAATTATACTATTTGTTTTCCCTCAACATTTCTTTTTATTCTGTCGGAGGTTCTTTTGTTTAACCATAAAAGAGCTTCGTCTAATTTGGTAATAGCAATTGCGTTTTCGCGACAAGGGAATTTACTTTGTAAGTAATTCATTCTGTTTAACAACATTTCAATTAATTCCTCATTTGTTGTACCATCGGCGATTGTCTTTAATTCTGTTGAACCTTCAGTTATTGGTTCTTTTTGAATAAATTGTAATGCCTGTCCTTGTTCCTCTTTGTTTTCAAAGTTTGATAACTCGTACTTGTGTCCTTCTACTAATACTTTCATTTGTTTGTGTTTCGTTTTTCTTTTCTTGTTAATTTCATAAATGGTCTTAGGAAATTCACCCAAGCCTCATCGTTTTTTGGAAGATATTTAAAGAGACCATCTTCCATCATAAGTCTCATTAGATTTTTGTATCCCCTATCGGTGGGGTCAATCGTGTCAGTAATAATTTGGTTTACTAATTCTTTCGCATTTTCTGTAATTAAGGGGTTAGATAAATCGACTATTTTTTTGTTTGTAGTGTAAAACTCTTCACCAAGTATACCATTTTTTGTTTTACCAATCAAAATATTTTCCAATACTTTTGATTTTTTTTCTTGCACGATATTTCCTGCATTAACTCGTATTTCTTCCATAGTGCATGGTTTAACCTGCATATCAGGGAATAATTTAACTAAAGTTTTTTCACCTAAACCCTCAATACCATTAATATTATCAGAATTATCTCCTGTAAGAATTTTACAAGTTAAGACATTATAGTGGGGAATTTGAACTTTATTGATGGTAATCATATCACCCTGTTTAAAGTATTGTTTTGAGTTTGGTGAGTAAACGGATACTTTATCCGAGATAAGCTGTGTAAGGTCCTTATCTGATGAAAATATGGTAATGTCTTCGTTGGTTGACATTTTACAATAATACGCAATAAGGTCGTCTCCTTCGTTATGAGGCGTTTCAACTTGCCTAACAAAGACCTCCTCAAGATATTCTTTAATACGAGCGTTTTGAGTTAGATATGATTCAAGTTCATATTCATTAATATTTTGTTTTCTATTTGTCTTATATTGAGGATAAAGTTCTTTCCGAGTGGACGAACTATGTTCGGCATCCCACATAACAACTACCTTATCGTAATTATGTTCCTCAAGGAATTTTCTAATGGTGTTGATAAAGTGGTAGATAGCACCCGAATGATTTTTATCACTATAAAGTTCTTTAACTCCGTGATACCCAATCTTCATTAAGTTGGCACCGTCAATTAATAATGTTTTTTTCAATTAAACCTATTTAAGGTTATACAATAATTTTGTTACTCTTTTTTAAATTATCTTCAGCCCATAATGGTTGAAGATTTTCATAATGACATAACTTATAAAGTTCGTCTTCTGTTTTTGCCGATGATAATGGAATGATGTGGTCAATATGCCACTCACCCCTGTTATCCCAACTCATACCATCGCTA